AGTTTTCCAGATTTAGACGATAAAACAAAATTATGGTCTTTATATTCCATGTATAAAAAGGGTGTTAATTCGGTTTCGTATCTAACACTTTGAGCTTTTACTGGATTTTGTTGTGTAATTCGTGTTAAATCGAAGTTTACATTTGTATTAAAGAAACCTGCAATATTGTTATATTGAATTTCATTATATAAAAAGCTTTGTTTTTCTGAATATGTATCAATTAAATATTTACGCAATGATTCAGGTTGTCGTTTAAGATTCTTAGACCCTAAAAACCCGCCGGAAAATCGAATTTTACCATTACTGTAAATTACAAATGTGAAATTCTTGCGTTCCATACCATCCATGATATATCCACTCAATTGTACTGAAAAGAATTCTTTATTTAAATCACCTTTTAAACCAAAATTAGACGTATGTATAACACCCGTCTGAAACCTTCCGAAATACCCTTTAATCTCATTAAGATCGATGGTTAAACCAGGTGCTATTTGAGCGTGACCTTTTGGTTTTTGTTTTAAAATGTATTTTAAATTTACACGTTTTTCATCCGTTGAAAACTTTTTGTTTACAAGAACATTATACATACCTGGATGAAAAATTCCAATTTTGAGTCCACCCTTTTTAGTGGGTACCATTTTGGATTCTGTCTGAATAGATACATTCGAATTTTTTACAAATTGCCTGGGATCCATATCTTATTCTAATAGGATATTTTATTTAATAATCATTACTTATTTCTTGGATCTCGTCTTCGTTTACTATATCGATTCCAAATATAAATGACTGCTTTTTGCATAATCTACCTTTGTATGTCAATTTGTCTTCTCTAACTTCTATATCACGCTGACTAAATGGACCAACGTAAAAATCTTGTGTAAACCGCGGTTTTCCAAGATTATTTGCTTGGCAATGTGAATTAAATAATGCAACAAAATCTTTTTGTGGACAGAATAACTCAGAACCATATCTTACAGCGGTTGACTGTAAGAAGTTTTCGAGCGTGTTTGCTACCGTTGCAACCTGTTTTTGAACTGTTTTAAAATATTCTGGTACAACGTTCCAAATATCCTTATCTGCGTATTTTTGTGAATATTCGAGATATGCACGAATACATTTTTGAAGTATGATGGGTAATTCGGTATCGAGTTTATTTTCGAGTGTTGGGTCTGCATTTTTAACCTGTTTACCAAAATTCCATGTAAGGATACGACGTAAAACACTTCCTGAGTTATCTTTCCAATCTGGAATTTCATTCCCTCCAAGTATACCCGGTGTTTTCCATTCAAAAGATTTAGCTTTTTCATGTTTTACTGCTATAGAAACATCTTCACCTGATACTATAGACTGAAATTCAGCCTGTTCGAGTTGTAAATCACCCTTTACTTCGGGTGCAATAAACATGAAAGCATCATAAATAGACGACAAACCAAATTTCTTTTCGACGTTATTTGAAAGTGTACTTACATCATCCGCATTATAAAATTTACGAAAAACTTTCGTGATAAGGGTAGATTTACCGGAGCGCGCAATACCTTTTAAAAACGGTATAATTTGCCATGCATCCATATCATTTACATTAAAACATAAACGTCCACCCATAACATACATCCATTTAGATACTTCTGAATCAAATTTTTGATAATCGAGTATAGATTGAAAAAATGGTGTTGGTATATCATACCAATTTTCTATATGGTCGTATTCTGTAAATTCCTTATCGAAATATTTACAACTTACAACAGTCTGATCGAGGTTTTTAAATTCACGCGAATCGTACGTATAAAATCTCGATTCGTACAATCCCGTTTTTGCAGACCATTCTTTTCCTATAAAAATACCATTTTTAAACGACCAAACGTGTCTATTTTTGATAATCTCAGGAAACTGCATATCTTTACAATTTGTTAAATGTCGAATAACATCATTGTATACCGAACCACGTGTTGATAAATTTTTCCATAGTTCATACCGTGTTTCTTTTTGAGCGACACCATATACATAATCTTGAATAGTTTCAACCTGTTTCCAGGCGCGTGTATCCTGTTCCTCATCCGTTTTAATTTGGATACAGCAATATCCCTTATATCGTTTAATATTCATTTCATACAGGTTTTGTAAACATGCAAGAATAGCCTGTTGATATGGTACTAATTCGTCTATCTTATCAATGGTCGAACATCTAAAAATAGATGGGTCTGATTCAGGGTTTATGGGTACGTACGTTGGATTATTAATTCTTTCATGTATACGTGCGGCTCTAAAAATGATTTGCCAGGCATCGTCAACCTGATCAATAAGACGGTTTATACGCATAGATATTTTCATATCTTCGTCATCTTCTATATCTAAAAGTTTCAAAACTTCAGCACGATGATACATTTGTCCTAATTGCATTTTTAAACGTTTGTGATTTCCAGAAACAAGTTCAACATCAAACCTAATTGGAATACCCGTTTCGGGGTCTAGATCCTGAGGATTTATAAAATTTTTATATCCGAGTTGGAATGATACCATGCTATTATTTGTGGCATTGATATCCCACATATCTTCCAATTGGGATAGAAGGTGCATAAACTCTTCAGGGTTGAGAGATTGAATCTGGTTAGACCACATAATAGCATTGGATTCACGTTGATTTGATTCCGAACTAATAAAATGTGTTTCTTCCATTTTCTTTTATTTACATATGATTATTTTTCTTAAGTTTATTTTTTTTGTAAATGAGATAACATTTTTATTAAAATTTTATTTTGGATCTCCATCTGTCTTGATATATTTACCAGAGCAGAACACACAGTTTCGCCATCTTCAGTCGCAAGTACGGAACTCAGCAGACCACCCATATCCATTACATATTGTTCATCATCTTCGAACATATTATCATTTTCATCGTCTGTCATTTCAAGTTCAAGTTCATCAATAATAGATTCTCGATCTTCACTTCCATCGGTATCATCAATTTCATCGATTTCATTATTTTCTTCAATTTCTTCAGTTGGTTCAAGAAGTGTTTCCTCTTTGTCGGTCATTTGTATTTACCAGGAAAAATCAAATTGTGTTTTTTCGCGAGTGTCACCTGAAAAAAAAATCTTGGTATATAGTACAAAAAACAAACAAAATGGCCGGTGGTCTCATGCAACTCGTCGCCTATGGCGCCCAAGATGTCTACTTGACTGGTAACCCAAAAGTCACTTTCTTCCAGGCGGTTTACAAACGCCACACTAACTTTGCGATGGAAAACATCGAACAAACCGTCAACGGTACTGCCGCGGCTGGTGGTCGCGTCTCCGTCACGGTCGCCAGAAACGGTGATTTGATCGCGGACATGTACGTTGAATTACAATGCGCTGGTGTACCAATTAAAACTGAAGATGCCTGGATCGCGGAATCCGCGGTCAAGGATGTTGAATTGTCGATCGGTGGTCAAAGAATTGACAAGCACTACCAAAGATGGTGGAGATTGTACGCTGAATTGTACTTGGATGAATCCAAGAAGCAAAGCTACGGTAAGATGACTTCGGCTACTTTGGATAACTCGAAGGTTTACTTGCCATTGATCTTCTTCTTCAACCGCAACCCAGGATTGGCCTTGCCATTGATTGCCTTGCAATACCACGAAGTCAGAATTGACTTTGACTTGGCGGACACATACACTCATTTCGACTCGTTCAAGGTTTGGGGTAACTACATCTACCTTGACACCGAAGAGCGTAGACGATTCGCGCAAAAGGGTCACGAATACTTGATCGAACAAGTCCAGCACACTGGCACTGACTCTTTGGCGGCCGCCGCTGCCACCAAGCAAGTCAGATTGTCGTACAACCACCCAGTCAAGGAATTGGTCTGGTGTACTGACCTTTCCTCGGCGCAAGCTGGTGACGCGAACGGTATTTGGAACTTTACGAAGACTCCAGTCACTATCTCCTCGAACGTAGAATGCTTGACCAACACCGCAAACGTGTGCATCTCCCCATCCTCTGCGGGTGCCCCACAATTGCTCTTGGACTCCAACACTCAATTCGATGAAGACACGTCTGGTCCACTCTCCAAATTCAAGTTGGTCCTCAACGGTCAAGACAGATTCAAGGAACAAGAAGGCAAGTACTTCAACTCGGTCCAACCATTCGTCCACCACTCCGGCTCCCCAATGCCAGGTATCTACTCGTACTCCTTTGCGCTTAAGCCAGAAGAGCACCAACCAACTGGTACCTGCAACTTCTCCAGAATCGACAACGCCCAAGTTTCGATTGAAGTCTCTGAAGCTGCCAGAAACCTCCACATGTTCGCGACTAACTACAACGTCCTCAGAATCCAATCCGGTATGGGCGGTCTCGCGTTCTCCAACTAAGCATACCTTAGTTTACTGATTTTAGCAAAAAAAATAAAATTTAAAAAATAAATAAAATTTAG